ATTACATTATTTAGTTATTTATTTAAATAATAACACAAAAAAATAAATTTGTGCATTAGTTTTATGCGCTTATTTTGTGTTGAAAAAGAAAGAGGTTTAAAAATGGAAGTTACAAAAGAGCTAGAGACAACAAAAACAGTATCTTTATATTTGCCTTTACCTTTAGTGCAAGCAATTGACAACGCTCGCGGGCAAATATCAAGAAATGAATACATTAAAAGTTTGTTAATTAAACAAGTGCAGGTACAGGCATGAGCAAGAGAGAAATAAAAGGTGCGGTGGTTTTTGATAATTCAGAAACAGAAGAGCAAAAAAAGATTAGAATAGCAAAATTTTTAATTTTATTAAATGAGTGGAAAAAAAGAGAGGGTTAAGAGATGAAAAAACAAAATAATAAAGGCGCAAAAAATATTTTAAAAGATGTTGTTGCAGATTGTTTTAATAAAAGCGTGATTATTGCAAAAAATATTTGGGAGGCTCCTATGGGTATTGATATTGCAATAAAAAGAGATTTAGAACAATTAAAACGCAAACAGGGTAATTATCCTAATGGCAGTATGCAATATACGCTTGATGATGAAGATTTGCAAAAAGATTTTTATAAAAGGATTGAAACATTACGCGATAAAAATGTACGCAACCTAATAGAAAAATATAGTAAAGAAATTATTAAAGAAACACTAGAAAAAGATAATTATTTAATTGGCTATAACCAAGCATACCCGCAGGCAATTTATCGTATCAACTATGAACGCGACAAAGGTTTATTAGATGAGTTTTATTTACCTGTTGAAAAAGGTGCAAATGGTGAAGATAAAAGAAATTACAAGAGGGGTTAGAAATGGCAGTTGTAAAAAATCAGTTTAAATTATTGGGGCGCATTGGTAAATACTCAAAAGAAAATGTAATTGATTTTAAGTATTTTGATAGTGGCAAATGTTGCGCCAAAGTGCGTTTAGGCGTAAAGGTTGGGCAGGATAAGTGGGAAAACCATTTTATTACATTTTGGAATACCGACCAAAAGAATACCGCAGAGCAGGTGGCAGAAACATTAAAAGAGGGTGATTATGTGCAAGTTATTGGTAAAATACGCTTGCAAGAATTTACGCCCGATAGTATGCAGGGGCAATTAGATGCAAACGGGCAACAGAAAAAAATACAACGCGTTGATTTAATTGGCATCTCATTTAAACGCGCTCAATTTAATGAAGAGTTGGAAGAGTTTGAAATTATAGGTGGCTAGTATGGCGGTTGTAGTTGATGAATTAGGTCGTACATATGAGGTAGGGCGCAATTATGAAATTATGCAAGCCGTTAAAGGTGATAAGGGCGGTTACTCTATTGGGTGCAGATATGATGGGTTTGTTGCAGAAATTTTATTTAAAAATTATAGCCTAACAGATGAAAAAGAAGTTAGAACAATTGGCAGGCTTTTATATGATTGGGAAAAAGATATTGTAACATACCGCAAATATATAAAACAAAGCGAGCATGAATTTCATACAACTCAATCATTGGGTTTAAATTGGGATGTTTTATCTCATCTAACCGCCCGCGACAATATATTAATTATTGTAGATACAGGTAAAAGCAAAATTGTACATTCTATGAGTGTACGCAAAGCAATAGGTTATCAAGATTTTAAACAATTTAAATCGCAGGGTTTTGAAAAACAATTATTTATACCCATAGCAGATTTTAAGAAAAAAGAAGTGATAGAAAAGAAAAAAAGAGGTAGTAAAGTTGCAAGATTTAAGCGAAAAACTAACTCGTAGAGAGTTGCAAGTATTTTATTTAATTCTTGCTAATTACAAAACATCAGAAATTATCCAAGAGTTAAATATTACATTAAATACAGTTAGAACATATTACAAACATATTTATCAAAAATTGTTTGTTAATTCAAAAAAAGAATTATTAGAGAAGTTTAAAAAAGAGGTATAAAAATGCAAACGGGCAATGGTAGAGAAGATGCAAGAGAATATTTTAAAAGTGAGGGTTTAAAATATTCAGATATTACGCATAAAGATTTTTTATTTTTACAATATGCGCTTGCAGATGAATTAGAAAAATATAGTAAAGAAGTTGATGATCCTAAAATACATGGCATAGCAACAATGCGCATAAGTTTTAATAAAAAAAATCACCCTAAATTTAATACATATAAAGGTAAATTAGAAAGCGCATTTATAAAAGTTGATAGTCATTATTTTGAGGGGCGCGAGGCTATATCTTTTAATAGAGATGGTTTTATAGGTTTTGCAGGTTGGGCAGATGATACAAATGTAAAGCCTTTTGTATTGGCTTTTAATAGGTTTGTTTGGTTAATTAGTGCAAGAAAAAATTTAACAAAAGGGGGCAATGATGCAAAAGTATAATTTTAATCAAGATAGAAGTGATTATTTAACCCCGCCCGAGTTATTACAAGTAATATTTCAAGAGTTGAATTTATTAGGCTTGTATAGTGGCGATATGTTTCAATGTGATGTATGTTGTACAGAGAGAAATATACCCGCAATACATCATTTTATAGATGGTGAAAAAGATGGTTTATTTGAAAATTGGCATAGTCTTAATTTTTGCAACCCGCCATATAAATTTTGTGATAAATGGGTTAAAAAAGCCTATGATGAATTTTTAAATGGTAAAACTACTGTAATGCTTATACCCGCACGCCCCGAAACAAAGTATTGGCAAGAGTGTTTTTTACAAGAGGGTTACGCGGTAAAAGAAAATATTTATATTAAATTTTTGCGTAAAGGTTATTGTTTTTTACATCCCGAAACTAAAGAGCGTATGGGTGTTTATAAAAACCCTTTAGCAATAGTTATTTTAGATGGCAGGCATGTTAAAAAGGCGGTGGCGTAATGTGTTATAGAAGTACAAAACAAATAGCGGGCGATTTGGCGCAAGAAAATAATAGTTTAAAAGCTAAATTAGAATCCGCATTAAAACAATATGATAAAGTTGTTGCGCAAAATAGAGATTTACAAAAAGAGTTACAACCATTTAGAAATATTTATTTTAAAAGTTTAACAACGCATGTAATTGCAGAATTAGCAAAAAGTAATTTAAAGACAACAACGCAATTAATAAATGCTGAAACTTTAATTGATTACATTTTAGATACTGTTACAAATGCTAGTGATGCAAATGCTAAAAGAATAATTGAAAAAGCAATTATTGATTATAGAAATTTAAACAATAAGAAAGGGGTGAAAAATGTTTAAATATGAAGAAATGCCAAAATTTTTACAAGCAATTTTTGCGGTAATCCTCGTGCCAATTTGGGTACCTGTAATGTTATGGGCGGTAATTTGTGCAATTTATCAAGATGAGGATAAAAAGTAATGAATAAATATAAATTGTACGCGCAGGCATGGAGAAAATACGGCGAAAATAAACAAATTGTTGTTGCAATGGAAGAGTGCGCAGAATTAACAAAAGAATTATCAAAGTATTTACGCGGTAAAGAAAATTTAATAAATATTTCAGAAGAAATCGCAGATGTTGAAATTATGCTAGACCAATTAAAATTTCATTTGGGCATTTCTGATATGGTTGCAACATTTACAGAAACAAAGCTAATAAGGTTACAAGATAGGGTAAATAAGGGGGATTAATAGTGAAAAAAGTTTTATATTTATGCGCAATTGGTTTAGTTGTTGCAGGCGTGGTAATTAGAAAATTTAGATAGAGGGCAAAAAATGGAAAAGTTAGTTGTATTTATTTTATTGATGCTATTAGTAATAGCAAGTTTATATTTAGTGCATTTAGCAAATGTATCAAACAAACAATTATTATTATGCGCTTTTGCTTTTGCTTTATTTAGACCTGTTGCAGATTTTATTGTTGAAACAATAATTGAGTTTTTAGGTGGTAAATAATGAAATATATTGTGAAAAATTGCCCCGCATATTTATTAGGTAAATGCAATGCGTTTAAAATGCCAACTCAAAAATGCATGAATTGTACTAACTGTACAATAAAGCAAATAATTAATGAGGCTATACAATACCAAGATGCAGGGCGCATAGATTTAATTAATGAAAGCAAACATTTATCAGAGCGCGGGCAATTAGTTAAAAAAATATTAAAAATATTAAATATTGAAGAAATTAAAGAAGAGGTACAGGCATGATAAATTTATTTGAAAAATTAAAGCAATGGTGGGATGAGCAACCAACAATTGAGCAAGAAATACAAACATTTCACGATATGCAAGCGCAGGCGCGCCAAAATAAATTTGCACAATATGAGCAAATGAGTGAAAGAGAATTATTAATTGAGATAGCAAAAAATACTTATGATTTATAGAGAGGTATAAAAATGATTAATACAGATATGCAGGAATATTGGTGTTATAGATGCGCTTTTTATGATAGCGCAACTTGTAAAACTTGTGAAAAGAAAAAATTATTTAATGAATTTAAAGAAAAATTTTCAAAACTTGAATATAAAGTTGGTGATAAAGTTAAATTTTGGGGTGAAAAAAGAGCATATAAAATACAGGCATGCGATAAAGATTTTATTATTGCTACAAAACCATATAACCCTAAAAGAACTTTTATATATACAATAATTGATTTAAAGCATTTAGTGCGCGGGGCGGACAATTATGGGTGTTTGTATGATTACGATAAAGAAAAAGAGGCAAATAAAGCATTAAAACAATTATCAAAACAAAATAAAAATCTTGATTGCGATTTACATATTTCATTTAGAAATTTTGTTAAATTAACAGATATTGAAATTATAAGTAGTAATAAAAAGGGGTAAGAAATGATTAGTGCAAAACAGGCAAGAGAGCAAACAGAGCAAAACAAAGTTAAAGCAGAAAAAGTAGAAATTGAAAAACTAATTAAAAAAGCTATTGAAAAAGGGCGTGATAGTGCAACTTTTACAGGGCAATTAAGTGAGCCATTAAAAGCAGAATTAACCCTCGCAGGTTATACAGTTACAAACGGGTTAATTAAGTGGTAAATCAATTTAATTATGCAAGCGGGGTATATTTATACCTCGTGCGCATAAAAATTTAATACGGCGCATTTTGGCGCGGGAAAATGAATAAAAATTATAAGTTATAAGAGGTAGAAAAATGGCAGAAGTAAAATGGATTAAAATATTGGTTGATATTTTTGATGATGAGGCAATAAAGCTAATAGAGCAAATGCCCGATGGTGATACATTACTTGTAATTTGGTTTAAGTTATTAGCAAAGGCAGGTAAAACAAATGATGGCGGGCTAGTATATTTAAAAGAAAATATCCCATATACAGATGAAATACTTGCAACAGTTTTTAATAAACCAATTGCAACAATAAGGTTAGCAATGCAAACATTTAAAAATTTGGGTATGGTTGAGCTAACGAGTGAGCATCAAATTTTAATAACCAATTGGGAAAAACATCAAAATATAGATGGGTTGGCAAAAGTCAGAGAGCAAACACGATTAAGAACTCAAAGAAGTAGAGAAAAACAAAAATTATTACTTGAACAAAAAGAAAAAGGTAGCGTTACAGTAGCGCTACAAAGCGTTACAAGTAGCGCAACTGTAACAGATGAAAACGCTACTGTAACAAAATGTAGCGCAATAGATATAGATATAGATAAAGATATAGAGTTAGATAATAATACTATAACTACTATAACGGCATCAGACCATAAATTTTATGGTGAATATTGCAATGTTGGTTTAACGGATGCGCAATATGGTAAATTATTGGCATTTATACTAGATAAAAAAGCGCTAGAAAATATTATTGAAACTTTTGGTAAGAAAATTGAAACAGGTGATGAAAAAAGATTTACTATTGAATTACCTAATTTACATTACGAGCGTTTACTTGCTTATTGGAAATATATGAAACAAAACCCGCAAAAGTTTAAAAATAAAAATACAGAAGATGCGCCCGCAGAAAATAATAAAAATGCTAGTTTTAGTTTAAATAAGTTATTTGGTAAGGGGGCATAAGATGACAGAGCAAGAGAATATAAGAAAGTGTAAAATTTGCGGTCGCCCGTATGAGCAAAAAACAATTGGTTTAAATGATTTTGTAAGGCATCTATGGGTTGCACAATGTGAATGTGAAGAGCAAGAGCGCATTGCAGAAGAAAAAAGAAAAGAAGAGCAAAAACGCTATGAAGAGGCAAAGAAAAAAGCCAATGTTTTAAAAGATGCATTAAATTGCCCTTTAATTACGCCATTATTTAAAACTAAAACTTTTGATAATTTGAGTGATCGCAATAAAAATGTGGAATTTTGCCAAAAGTATGCGCAAGAGTTTAATAAAAAAACTTCAACAGGTATTTTTATGATAGGTAATGTGGGTACAGGTAAAACAACATTGCAGGCATGTATATGTAATGAACTTGAAAAACGCGGTGTTATTTGTATGCTAACAACATTTAGCGCATTACTTGATTACTTTATTGAAAGTTGCGATATTACCAATAATGTAAAAACAAGCAATTTATTTAAAACTTTAACTTGTTTTGATTATATTGTTTTAGATGATGTAGGGCGTGAAAAATATACAGATAAAAGGCTTGAATTTGCTTTTAGGATAATTGATACACTAATGAATTATAATGTAGTTGTTTCAATTACGGGTAATTATGAAACAGTACAGAAACTTAAAACAATTGATGAATATAAAGCAATTTTAGACAGGTTATCCGATATGTGCGGGCATGCTATGTATTTTGATGGTGAATCGTACAGGGGTAAAGGTTATAATTGTTAAGAATTATTAACGGCATTTTAAAAGATTTTTTTCTTATGTAAATATCGTGAATAGTGCATTACAGGTTTAACCATGCTTTATAGTTAAAAAATGGGTGATTGCAAAAGAAAAAAATTTTTATATAATGCAAGTGTGATGTTTAAGTTTTGAAACTGAAAGCCCGCTCGGTTAATGCGAGAGTAACGGGAACAGATAACAGGCTTAAACGCCGATGGGGGTCGTAAGACTTGCGCCATCTAGCGGTTACATAGGTAGTACAAACTCTAACGAAGTTTACCATAATTGGTAAGAGGGTTACGCGGGTAAGAGCCGATAAGTACGGGTTATGTAATGACATATAAGAGGCTATTGCCTTTTTGGTACAACTGAATATTATAAAGTCCACTATGTGCGTTATTACATTTGGCTATATTCACTTTATAGAGTGAGGGCGCAAATGTTTCGATTAAATTGTTGTAACGGCACAAGAAAAGCAAAAGTATTTAAACTAAATGCGGGTAAGAATTTTAAAGAGGCATTTTTAAAAACCGCAGTTTGCTCAAAATGTAAAAAATTTGTTGTTGTTTTAGAAAAAACAGATTTTAACGGCAAGATAAAACGCATTAAAAAAACGGGCGTTGATGCCGTTGTTTTTTATGAAAAATATAAATGGGAAATTATTTTTGAAGTAATTGCAGTAAAACCATCAGCGCCAAAAGTTGCATGGACATATTACAAAGCAATTAATGCAACAACGCAAGTACGCAGGTATATGGATGAAAGCGGTAATGCAGGTGCAAAAATACATTGCCCGCTAAAGGTTAGCGCATGAATTTCACCATAAGTAATAAAGCGTATGCAAAAAATGTTTTTAACACTTTATTTAATCAGATGCAGGACGGCAAAATATACCGCGTGCAATTTGAAGAAACAAAAGATTTAAAAACTAAAAAGCAATTAGGGTTTATTTTTGGTGGCGTAATAAAGGCATTATGTTGTTATTTTAGCCGTATTGGTTATGACTTTACGCCCGAAATGGTAAAAGAATGGTTATATAGTGAGATTGGGATAGTTGATACATTTTATTTACCCAATGGGGTACAAAAGAGTTATGTAAAAACATTATCAACAATGACAAAAAAAGAGGCAAGTAATTTTATTTATCACTTGATTAATTTTATTGATACATCAGAGGCTTTAAGTGATTTTATTTTACCGCCCGATTTGCGGTATTGTTGGGTAAATAATTTAGATGGTGATATTGTTGATGAGGTTTTGCAGGCTAATTACCCATTAAGAAATGAGTATTATTTAAACCATATCAGAAAATTAACTTGTATTAGATGTGGTGCAAAGGGTGGGCAAGCGCATCATATTAAGCGCGGGTCGGGTTTGGGTAATAAAAACCCCGATTGGTTTACAATACCTATTTGCAATAAATGCCATATTGAGTATTTACATAGTACAGTTGGTGAAGAAAATTTTTTAAAAGAAATTAAAAATGTAATTGGTGGGCTAGATATAGAGTTATTTTGTAGGCTTTTATATCATATGTGGCTAAACAATTATTAAAAAAATGCTCTCTCTTCTATTCTCTTAAAACTTCTATTGGTGGCGGGTGTAATGCCCGCTTTAATTTATGGAGATGTTATGGCGCGTTTATTTGCTAAAAGTTTTTATAATTCTAAACAATGGCGTGATACGCAAAGAGTTTATAAGCAAAGTAAATTTGGTATATGTGAGAGATGCGGGCAACCGCGCGGGACAATAGTGCATCATAAGATACATTTAGATGAAACAAATATTGATAATCCCGATATAACATTAAACTTTGCTAATTTAGAATTGGTTTGTATTGATTGCCATAATGCAGAGCATATAAAGAAATATAAACCAACTGTTGCAGGTTTACAATTTAATTCAATGGGGGAATTAATAAAGATAGATAAAGATTAAAAAGCAAGCGGGGCAATGCTTTACGGCTTGCGCAAGCGTACGGGGTTGAGTTCAACGCGGGGCGGGTTGGCTCGTATAATTCTGTAATGCAGGTGGCGCAAGTATTTGGGGCAAGCATACCCCCCATATCGATTTTGAAAACAAAAACCCGAAAAGACCGCAGCCCCCAGATTTGTAAAAAATATGGGGTCGCGCATGAGGGGTGTGGTATATAGCATTTTGTTAATATTAACAAAATGGTTAAAAACTAATAAGGGAGCAAGTTATGTTTGAAGATGATGAAATGCAAGATGATACAATGCCTAGCTTATCCATATATACGGAAAAGCAAAAAAAGAGCATGAAAACATTAGAAATTAAGCGTTTAAAAAATATTTTTAGAGATTACCCAAAAGAAATAATGGATTTATCAAAGCAATTAATTGAAAGTTGCGCAACAATATTTATTGTTTTAAAAGAAACAGAGGCGCAAATATTAAAATTTGGCTCGGTTGAATATTATAAAAATGGTGCAAACCAATGGGGCAAGAAAAAAAGCGCATCGGTTGAAGTTCATAACCTAATGATTAAAAATTATGCGTTGATAATTAAGCAATTAATTGACCTGTTGCCTAAAGATAGGCAAGATGATGCGCTTAAAGAGTTTAATGAATTTTTAAGTACAGGTAAAGGGTAGTATATAGGGCGGGTTAATATGGCTAAAGTTAAAAGTATTAATCCTATTATTGAATACAACAATGCAATACAAACAGGTAAAATAATTACTTGTGAAAAAATTAAAATAATTTATAAACATTTATCAGATGAGATCCAAAACCCAAAGAGTAAATTTTATTATGATGAAAAGCGTGCAAACCATGCTTTAAAATTTATAGAAAAATTTTGTAAACATTCAAAAGGTAAATGGGGTGGCAAACCTGTTATTTTAGAATTATGGCAAAAGGCATTTATTTGCGCTCTATTTGGTGTACTTAAAAAAGCAACTAAAAAGCGCCGTTTTAATGAGGCAATTTTACTAATTGGCAGAAAAAATGGCAAGTCATTATTGGCATCAGCTATATCAATTTATATGATGATAGCAGACGGCGAGGCGGGCGCAGAATGTTACGCAGTTGCAACCAAGCGCGACCAAGCAAAAATTGTATGGCAAGAGGCTCAAAGAATGGTTAAAAAAAGCCCCTGTTTGTCAGCAATAATTAAATGCCGTACTAATGAATTAAAATGTGATAATTTTGAAAGTACATTTAAACCTTTATCAAGTGAAAGTAATACGCTAGATGGTTTAAATACTCATTATGCGGGTATGGATGAGGTACACGCATGGAAAGATAAAAATTTATATGATGTAATTATTGATAGTACAAGTGCGCGCGAGGAGCCTATTGTTTTAAGTTTATCAACAATGGGTTATGTGCGCGAGGGTATTTTCGATATTTTATATGATATGGCAAGCCGTTGTTTAATGGCTATTAAAGATGGTAATACATATAATGAGAATTTTTTACCGATAGTTTATGAACTAGATAAGCGGGAAGAATGGGCAAACCCGCAGATGTGGTACAAAGCTAATCCCAATTTGGGCGTAAGTAAAAGTTTTGATTATATGCAAAATGCGTATAGCAAAGTTGTAGATGATAATAGAAAATTACCCAATTTTTTAACAAAAGATTGCAATATAAAAGAAACTGTTGCGGAGGCGTTCTTTAGTTTTGATGAAATCAATAATGAAGAAACATTTAAAATTGAAGAGTTGCAACCAAAATATTATATTGGCGGTTTTGACTTATCAGAAACAACAGATTTAACAAGCGCGTGCGCATTGTTTGAATTACCCGACCGCCCCGATACTCTATTTGTTGAAAGTATGTATTGGCTACCATATGATTTACTTGAAACAAGAGTTAAGGACGACCATATACCATATGATGTTTATTATAATCAAGGTTTATTGAGGTTATCAAATGGTAATAAAATCGACCGCAAAGATGTAGAGGATTGGTTTATTGAATTAGCATTAAAGTATAAATTATACCCAAGTTTTATCGGGTACGATAGATGGTGTGCGCATGAAATTGTAACCAATATGAAAACAAAATTTGGCGCGCCATGTATGTATGAGGTAAAACAATATGCAAAAGTTTTATCTAATCCTTTGAAAATGTTAGCAAATGATTTTAAGGGCAAGAAAATAGTTTACAATAACAACCCAATAACAAAATGGTGTTTAACAAATTTAGCAGTAAAAACAGATGTAAACGGCAATATACAACCAATAAAAGCGGTGCATCAAACCCGCCGTATTGATGGCGCAATGGCTATATTAGATGCGTATGTTGCTTATATAGATAATAAGGATGAATATCGTAATGCAATTGGATTTTAGAAAAAATATTTTTAAGCAAATTTTTGGCGGTTTTAAAAAATCAACCGCCAATGCTTTACAAAGCGCATTTTTATTAAATGGCGTACCATATTATACAAATAGTGCAAGTACAATATATGATATTGCGCTTGCGCGTGCCTGTATTCACGCCATTGCACAAAATTGCGCAAAGTTGCAACCGAAATATATGTTAAATAATGTATTTCAAGAAAATGCAGATTTACAATATATAATTGGTACGCGCCCTAACCCTTATATGTCAACATTTGATTTTTTATATAAAACTGTATCAATGTTGTATTCTAGCAATAATGCTTTTATTTATTGTGATATGCAAAATGGTAAATTAAAGGGTTTATATCCAATACCATATAAAAACTTTGAGTTGCTAGAGTATGACGGGCATTTTTATGGGCGTTTTAGATGTAATAATTTTGAATTTGTTACGCCTTATGAGGAGTTAATACATTTAAGACGGCATTTTAATGAAGATGAATTAGTAGGTGCGCAACAAAAAAATGTTTTAGATGCAACATTGCAATTAAATAACTCTATTGTTGAAAGTATTGTAAATGGCGTACGCTCATCAAATAAATTACAGGGTTTATTAAAAGCAACAACGCTAGTACAAGATGATGAACTTGAAAAAAAGCGTAAAGCATTTGTTGATAATTACATGGATATTTCTAATACAAGCGGTATTGCAATTATTGATAATAGGCTTGAATTTCAACAACTAAAACTTGATAGTATTTTAATTGATGATAAACAGATGCAAGCCGTTGGTAATGATTTATTTAGATATTACAATATTAGCGAAAATATTGTTACATCAGATTATGACGAGGCACAATATAACGCATTTTATAATTCAGTTATTGAGCCATTGGCAATACAAATATCACTAGAAATAACAAGTAAATTATTTACAATTGCGCAAATTAAAGCAGGCGCGCGCGTGCTATTATCAGCAGAGCGCATGACCTTTGCAAGTTTAGATACTAAAGTTAAAGCAATTGAAACATTAATGCCATTAGGTATTTTTAGTATAAATGAAAGCCGTAAAATTATGGAATTACCAGACATTGAAAACGGCGACCGCCATTTGTTAAGTTTAAATTTTGTTGATTTAGAAAAAGCAAATAAATATCAATTGGGGGAAGATGATGAAAAATAAAAATTACAAGCAAAGAGCGATTGAGGTGCGTAATGCATCAGTAACAGAGAATGACGGCAAGATGATTTTAGAGGGGTATGCCGTTGTATTTAATAGCCCAACAGTAATTTGGCGCGAGGGTGATATTGAATATAAAGAAGTAATTAGCGCAGATGCATTTAAACATACTGATATGTCAGATTGTTGTCTTAAATATAATCATGGTGGTATGTTGATGGCGCGCGTGCGCGGTGGCTCATTACAATTAACTGTTGATAATGTTGGTTTAAATTTTAAAGCAGAATTATTTAATATTACAAAAAGCAGGGATGTGTATGAGTTGGTTAAAAACGGCGCATTGGATAAATGCTCTTTTGCTTTTACTGTAAAAGAAGAAAGTTATAACAAAGATACACACACTAGAACAATTTTAGATATTGAAAAATTATATGATGTTGCGGTAGTGGATATTCCCGCATATGGTGATACATCAGTAAGCGCGCGTAGCTTATTTGAAATGGATATTGAAAATGAGCGTAAAGAGTTGGATAACTTGAAATTGCGCAATGAGCTGATATGTAGAACTTATTTATAGATTTTAGTAATAGTAAAAAGTAGAATTTTGAAAGGAACACAAAATGAAAAAAAGATTAGCAGAAATCAGAGAAAGAAAAATTGAGATCCGTACACAATTAAGCGGTAATGGTAATGTTGATTTACAAGCGCTTAAAGATGAATTAGAAAAACTTGATATTGAAGAAAGAAGTATCCAAGAGCGCCAAGAAATTGCACAAAAAATTGTTGTAAATGAAGTTGAAACTCGTACAATTGTTGGTAAAGATGATGAAAAAGTTGAAACTTTTGGTGCAGATAGCAAAGAATACCGCTCCGCATTTTTTAAATCTTTAAAAGGTGAAGATTTAACAGAAGTTGAAAAAAGAGCATTAACTTTTACAACTTCAACCGCAGGCGCAGTAATCCCAACTGAAACATTAAATAAAATTTTTGAAAAGTTGGAACAAGATAGCGTACTTTATCCATTAGTACAACACTATTCAATTGCAGGTAATTTAGGTATTGGCGTTGAAACTACTGATAGTGAAGCAACATGGACAGCAGAGGCAACAGAGGGTACAGACAGTACAGGCAAAATTACTAATGTTGTTTTATCAGCATATCAACTTTGCAAATTTGTTTCAGTATCTGCACAAGTTGCAAAAATGTCAATTGATGCTTTAGAAACATTTATTATTAATTCTTTAACTAGAAAATTGCATCGCGCAGTTGATAAAGCTATTTTAGAGGGTACAGGCTCTAACCAGCCAACAGGTATCGCAAAAGGCATTACATTTACTGAGGTAACTGAATTAAATTATGATGCTATTTGTGATATTGATGCTAAATTAAATAGCGAATATTCAAAAGGTGCGGTATTTGTTATGAACAAAACAACACGCAACCTAATTAAAAAGATTAAAAATGAAATGGGCGACCCAATTTTTGTACAAAATACCGCTAATGGTATGGGTGATATGTTAGATGGTAAACCTGTTGTTGTTTATGATGGTATGGCAGATAACAAAATTGTATATGGTAACTTTAACAACTATGTATTTAATTTTGCATCTAACCCAACAATTGATAAATCACGCGATGCAGGTTTTTACACTAATTCAGAAGTGTACAGAATTAGCGCGCTTGCAGATGGTAAACCAATTAGACAAGAGGCTTTTGTCGGCGTAGAAATTAAAGGTGCTTAATTAAATGCTCATTATTGCTCTCTTATAATGATAAGTAGATAGGCGGGGTTTTTGCCCCGCCTGTTTATGATAATAGAGGTTAAAAATGTTAGAAAAGATAAAATTATATTTAAAAATAGACCATGAAGTCGAAAATGATTTAATAAATGATTTTATTGAATGGGGTAAAGCATTTATTAAAGAAAAAACAGGTAAAGAATTTAGTGAAAATGATTATTTAATGTATGATTTATTGCGCTTGCTAGTTGCATACAGATATTATAATCGTAATGCTATTGGTGAAAAAACATTAAATGAGTATCCATATAGCATAACAGAGATGTTAAAAACCATTGCTTTTAGGGGGTAAAAATGGTAGATTGTGGCAGATATAACAAATATATTACCATTTTAGAATTGCAAGAGGGTGAAGAAAATGAACTCGGTGAAAAAAATGAGGCTTATGTACCTGTAAAGCAAATGTTTGCAAGAATTGAATCGCGTGTTGGCTCATTATTGGCAGGTAGGCAAGCTGATACAGTTGTATCTAAAACAACTCATAAAATTTCATACCCTTTGCTTAATTTTCCTAATATTTCAGCGCAAAAACATAGGGTTGAATGGGGTAAAAAACAATATTCAATTGATTATGTGCTAGATGATGATGATATTGATGAGGAAATGCAAATATTTGTAACTTGTGAGGTATAAACAGGCATGGACGGCTTTGATATATCAGATTTAAACGCCTTTAATAAACAATTAGTTGAAGATATGAAAAAAAAATATCCTCAAGAAATGAAAAAGTTTTTAAAAAAAGAGGCTAATAAAGTACAAGAGGTTGCAAAAAGTATTGCCAAAAGTGAAATAAAAGAGGGTACGGGTAATTATTTTAAAGGTTTTAAAATTGGTAAATCGGGTTTAAAAGGTAAATATACTATTAAAGCGTATAACCAAGCCCCGCATGGGCATTTAATTGAAGATGGCTATAACCAAGTTGCGCGCGGTGAAAATAAAAGTAAAGGTAGCGGGCGTAGAAAAGGCACAAAGCCAACAGGTAAATTTATTGAGGGTAAAAAAATATATTTACGCGCCCAAGTTAAATTTAAATCTCAATTTGAAAAAGATGTTGAAGATTTTGCAGGCGATTTACTATATAAGAGTGTTTGTGAAGAACATACGGCGCAAATGTCAAAAAAACTCGGTGTATCTGAAAAAGAACTTGAAAAATATTTATAAACGGGTGAAAAATGATTACAGATTTACATATAATAAATGCATTGCATAATGTTATAAAAAAATATTTTCCTAATATTACTATATCAAATAAAGATGATAAGGCGCGTTTGCGCCCCGCTTTTTATATTCAAGATGTAACTAGACATGATGAAAATATATCTAGTGAATTTTTTGAAAGCGTAAAAGGTTTTAATATTACATATTTTGGTAGCGATAAGGTAACAGGCAATGTAGAATTGGTAAAAATTAAAGAGTTTTTATCCAATATATTTTTAAAACCAATAAAAATAAATATCAAAACTGATAAAGATGTAAAAAAATTGTTTTATGTTGAAATTGATGATTTTGATATAAGAATAAACCGCCAAGAAAATTTTGTTAGTTGTGATTTGATGATAACGGTACAACAACGCAAAATTAATGTACCAATTAAAACAGATGAAATTATTGTTGATTATGAAAATAATCTTGATAATGAAAATTATAATAATGAGTTTATGCAAAAACTTGAAGATAATACACAATACAAAAAATAGGGGGTATTTATTATGGCAACATTAAAACTTGAGGACATCCAAGCGCCAATTGATGTTTATTTTAAACAACGCGTTGCGCAATTAATGGCAGTAGGCGAAAAGGGCGTTGTATTATTTGCGCATACAAATGAAACTTTAACAGAAGAAAGCAATTATTTAATGCGCGAGTTTACATCTTCTTTAAATATGGGTATTGAAGATGAAGATTTAAAAGAAAAAGTAACAGAAATTTTTGATGGCGGTGCAGTTCAAGTAATTTTATTTGAACACTTAAACGCATTAGAAACTTATGTTGAGGTATTAGACGAGATGCATTTTGATTGGATGCTATCAGATAATGCAGATGAACAAGAAACAGTTGCAACATATTGTAAAGAGCGTGAAATTTTTGCAATAGTACACAATGTTGCAAAAGATGATATGTCGGTTGTAAACTTTACTAACCCTAAAGTAACAACAAAAGAGGGTAAAGAAAGATTAGGTATTGATTATTTACCGCGTATTGGTGGCGTATTAGCGGGTTGCCCTTATGATAAATCTGTATCTTTTAAAGTATTTACAGACTTGAAATCGGTAACAATGCCTCAAATAGAACATGGCGCGCTAATTCTTTATAATGATGAAGATGGTGTTAGATTTGCAAGCCCTGTAAACTCTTTAGTAACATTAGGCACAAATATTACAGAGGACATGAAGTCTATTTGTATTGTTGAGGGTATGCGCAGACTTAAAAAGGATGTGAAATACGCATTTAAAAATACTTATAAAGGTAATTATAAAAATAGTTATGATAACCAATGTTTGCTAATTTGCGCGGTTAATGCTTATTTAAGAGAGTTGGAAAAATTACAAATTCTCGACCCATCATATGATAATAATTGTGATGTTGATGTAGCAACTCAACGCGAAAAATGGATTGCAGTAGGTAAACCAGAGGCAGAAATTAACGGTTTAACCGACCAAGAGATAAGAGAACTAACATATAAAGATACAGTATTTTTACTACTTGATGTTAAATTCTTAAATGCAATGGAAGGTTTACAAGCTACTGTTGAAATGTATTAACAAGCTCGTTTTTAGCTATTCTGTGCGGGCAGTAATGCCCGCTTTTTTGTATGTATTTAATTAAAAAGAGGTAAATAAAATGTCAAAAGAAATGATTGCACAAAAAGCCATAAATGGTACTTATGGTGAAATATGGATTAATGGTGAAAAATATGGTAATTGCAAAGCGTTTACCGCAACTGTTGCAGGTGATTATCAAGAAATGGATATTGCAGGTAAAAGCGGTAAATATCAAAAATGGCTCGGTTATAACATATCAGGCACAATTACATTAACTAAAATTGATAGTAGTATTAATAAAATGTTGTTACCATTTTGGAAATTAGGGCAAAACCCAACATTTACTATTGTTGGTAAATTAGCAGACCCGTCCGCGTATGGTGCTGAAAGAATTTCATTAAGTGGCGTAACTTTTGACCAAGCAACATTATTAGATTTTGAACAAAAGAATGTTAAAGATGAAGAAGTGCCATTTAAGGCGGAAGATTTTCAACTACTTGATGTTATTTAATTATAAAGGGGGCAATAATGACAAAAATTAAAAAAATTACAATTGATGATGTTTTAGCACAAAAGAAATTAAAAAAAGCGCATGAAATGTTTTATGATAGCGATGTTTTGGGCGGGCGTATAGACTTTGAAAGAATAAACGCTAACAAAGTTTTAGATATTATGAGTGATGTAAATGCAGGTAATTTAGATATTTTTGATGCGTGCATGTACATTATTTATTTATCTGTACCTATGTTTAGAAATAAAGAAGTAATTGAAGATAATAAAGGTGAAAGCCCATATAAAGTAGTTGCAGAAATATTTAATGATAATATTATTGATATTTCAGCTTTTGCACAAAAAATATTTGCTATATATGGCGTTGATGATGAGGCGGTTAAAACTTTAAAAAAGTAATAGTTAGCGATGTTTGGTTATCTTGTATTGCGTATTACTTGCAAAGAGGTTTTGAACTTAATTATTTATTAAATTTAACTGAAAATGAAAAATTAATGTTTATAGCCTCAATGGAATTATATACAGAATATGAAAATAAAAAAATAAGCGCGTTATTTAATGTAGGGGGTTAATATGCCTAAAAATATTGGTGTAGTTTTATCTTTAAAGGATAGATTTTCAACAGGTTTAAAAAAAGTATCAGAAAATTTATCCGCAACAGAGAGAAAAATTAAAAAGGTATCTAATCAATTTAAAAAATTATCAAATGGCATGAAATCCGCTTTTAGTACCGCATTGGTTGCAGGTGGCGCGGTTGTTGGTACTGTTGGGGCGTTAGCTACTAAAACAGCGCAGGCAGGTGATCGCGTTGATAAAATGTCGCAAAAAATTGGTATGAGCCGTAAAGCGTTCCAAGAGTGGGATTATATTATGAGCCAAAACGGCGGGAGTGTTGATAATTTACAAATGGGCTTTAAAACTCTTGCTACACAAATGGACGGGGTGCGTAAAGGTTCAAAAGATAGCATTAACGCTTTTAATAAATTGGGTGTATCTGTTAAAAATAGCAATGGTACATTTAAATCGCAAGATGTTGTATTTAATGAAGTTGTAAGAAAATTACAACAAATGAAAAACCCAACAGAAAAGGCAATTATTGCGCAACGCTTATTTGGTAGGTCGGCAATAGATTTAAAACCTTTATTAAATCAGAGTGCAGAAAGCGTAGATAATTTGCGCCAAAAAGCAAATGATTTAGGTATGGTTTTAGCAGATGATGTAATTGATGCATCAGTAAAATTTACTGATACGATGGATACATTAAAGCGTAGTTTTAATGCAATAGGTATATCAATTGGCGCGGGTTTAATGCCTCATTTACAAGAAATTGCAGATGCTTTAATAAATAATTTACCGCAAATAAAACAGGCTTTAATACCTGTAATTGTTAGTTTAGGTAATGTATTAGAGTTTTTATGTAATCATTTAGATGTAATAATACCCGCAATAAGTGCGCTCGGTACGGCTTTTGCTACATTGCAGATAATTACAAATGTTACAGGTTTTATTACCGCATTTTGTAATCCTGTTGGGCTTGCAGTATTAGGCATAACGGCATTAGTTGGCGCAATTGGTGTATGTTGGGCAAAATGTGAGGGTTTTAGAAATATGGTTGGCGCATTGGCATCAGTTGTTAAAATGTTGGCAGTTGGTGCGTGGCAAATTATAAAACCTTTTGTGCAATTTGGTGCAAAAATTGTAATGCTCATGACCCCTATTGGGTGGTTAATTAAAGGGTTGCAAAAAATAAATGATTTAGCGCAAAAATTTGGCGGTTGGCGTGAAATTGGTGGTAAAATTAAGGGTTGGGCAGATGATAAAACTGAAAAAATGACCGATAAAAAACCGCCAAAACATGCAACAGGTACGCCATTTTTTGCAGGTGGTTATACTTCAATAAATGAGGGCGGGCGCGGTGAAATTGTTAATTTACCAACAGGCTCGCAAATTATACCGCATGATATTGCAAAACAAAGCGTAAATAAGCAAGTTAAAGTCGATGTTAATTTTAATGTTAATGGTAATTTGGTTGGCAATAAAGAATTGTTTGAGCAATTTAGCGATATGTTATTAACAAAGGTACAAAATAAATTACAAACAGTTTAAGGGTAAAAAAATGAATATAACATTTGCAGATTTATTAGGCGGTATTATTTTAATTGTACCCGTAATACAACCGCCTATAAAATTTAGTATGCAGGGTAAGCATGAAACATTTAATACTTTAAAACAGGGTGATATAATTCTTTTGGGGGGAAAGGGTTTAAGGGCGGTTGAGTGGTCGTCCTTTTTCCCTGTTAATAAAAAGTATTATAATTTTACTAAATTTGGCTCGGTGGCAAATGGCAAAGAGTATGTAACCTTTTTAGAAGAGCATATGCAAGATGAAACGCCATTTAGATTAATTATTACAGAGAAAACAAAAACCATCCGTAATATGTTGGTTGTAGTTGATAGTTTTGAATGGGAATATGATAAAGTTGGTGATATTTCATATTCTTTAAAATTGGTGGAGTACCCTAACAATGCAAGCATTTTATAAAATTATGGTTGATGGCGCAGAAGTTGAAAATACAGGTAATTTATCATGGGGTGATGATATTGATACAATTGCAAGCGAGTTTTCATTTTCTAGTACGCAAAATATTGAAGTTGGTGCAAAAACAGTTATTATAAATGAGCAAACAGGTAAAGAAGTTTTGCGCGGTTTAATTACTGATAAATCACTTGATAAAAACAAATTATATCAATATAGCGGTTTTGATTATGGTTTTTTTCTTAATAAAAATGAGGTAATTATACAATTTAATAATGTAAAAATTGATATGGCAATAAAACAATTATGCGCAAAGGTTAATATACCATGCGGTAATATATGTAGTATCAATGCATATGTAACTAAAATTTTTAAAGATAATGTTGTATCAGATATTATTATAGAACTTTTAGAAATGGCGCGTAAAAAAACGGGCGTTAAATATGTTTTCTCGTGCCAATGCGGTAAACTTGAAATAGTTGATACAATGGTTGAATGTGAAAGTGTTATTAAATTAACAGACGGACAACAAATTAATATTGTTGATAGCGTTGGTGATATTTCATATAGTGAAAGCATACAAGAATTAAAAAATAGTGTACAAATTGTTGATAGTGATGAAACAAGTGTTTTTGTTGTTGCAAGTGCGCGCGATAGTGCAAGTATAAGCAAATATGGCTTATTGGGGCAAGTTGAAACAGTTGATAAAGACGATAAAACATCTAAAGGCGTTATTGCAAACAATATTTTAAAAGATGCTAATAAAATTACAACAACTGTAAGCGTAGAAATGTTAGGTACAGATGATATTAAAAAGGGTAGTATATTAGATTTTAATTATCCCGATTTTAATATTGTTGGTAAACATTATGCTAAAACAACAAAACATACAATATCAAACAATATACATAAATTAAGTGCAGAATATATTAAAGTATAAGGTGATATTATGGGTGGCAGTAGTGATACTTTAGCGCTAACATTGGCGCAAGAGTTTAAAAAGCGCAATAACCCAAGTAATTATAAAGAATTAACGCTCGCAGTTGTTAAAACTGTTGAGCCTTTACAATTAGCGCTTGCAAACTCTCAAATAATGTTAAGTAAAGAATTAGGTAATTTATATGTACCTGAATGGTTTACTTTTAGATGCAATATTGATAAAACAGGGGTTTTATCATCTAATGTACCCGAAAATACAAATAATGCAGAAAGCATTACAGAAACGCATAGTTATACGGGCGCAAGTTGCGTAATGCCCGATGCTATTTCTTTATTAGCAGGGGCAATAATTGGGGTGCGTGATGAATTACTTGCGCTAAAATGTACGCTTGCTATTGGCGATAAAATAATTGTTGCGCCATTAGAAAGCGATAGCCAATATGTAATTGTTGATAAATTAACAACAACAGGGGGTTAAAAATGTTTCCCAATGATAATACAGATGTAATTGTTGAGAAAGTGGCGCAGGGTTTAAAAACCGCGCAAAATGTTTTAAATAGTTTTGATTTTGATGCACAAAAAAAAGAATACACAATAAAAGACGGCTCGCCCGTACTTGTTGATGAATTAGAGGCAACAAAACAATGGATTAGGCGCTTTTTAGCAACAGATATAAATACTTTAGAGATTTATGAGGGGTATAAATTTGGTACATCTTATAAAAAATTATTAGGCTCTAAAAATTTTGGTAATGGGTATATTGAAAGTGAAATTGAAAGAGAAATCCGCGAGGGGTTTTTATTATGCCCATCAATTAAAAAAATTATTTCATATGATAGCGAAAAGCAGGGTACTAAATTATGTTTACGCATTGTGATCGCATTACATAGCGGGGCAAGCGCGCAAATAAGTGCAAATTTAGGTAATTAAAGGGGTTAAAGATGGCAGAAATATATAATCAAACAAAAGATGAAATTACAAATGATATTTTAGCTGATATACCAGAAACATACCAAAAAACAGTTGGTTTTCCTATTAGGGATTTTATAAAAGCAATAGCAATTTTTTTAGCAGAAATTTTAGAAAATGTAAAAGTTGTATTGAGTTGGCAAAATGTTGATAATATGACGGGTGAAACATTGCGCCGTTGGGTATTTCAAAGGCGCGGTATTGAGTGGAAATCCGCAACGCACGCAACAACAATTTTAACAACAACAGGCTCGGGGTTTAATATTACCGCAGGTACAATTATTGGCGAAAGTGATACAGGTTTATATTTTGCATCTAAATATGATGTTGTTTCTAGTACAGGCGTTGAAGAAATAGAAGTTGAATGTACAACCGCAGGCACAATAGGTAATATACCCGTTGGCGCTATTTCTAAAATACCTGTTACAATAGATGGTTTATCAACAGTTTATAATAATGTTGAGGCTAAAGGCGGGTATGATGATGAAAGTGATGATGCATTGCGTGAAAGATATTATGAAGATTTACAACTCCCAATTGTATCAGCAAATAAAAACCATTACCGCCAATGGGCAAAAGAAATAACAGGTGTTAAAGATGCTAAAGTAAAAGCGTTATGGGATGGCGATAATACAGTTAAAGTAATTATACTTGATGAGGTTAATTTAATTGCAAGTGATGATTTAGTTGCGCAGGTGCAAGCATATATTGACCCGTACCAATTAGATAAAGATGGTAATAAAGTTGGATGGGGTGAGGGCAACGGGCAAGCGCCATGCGGTGCATATTGTACAGTTGCAAGCGCAACGCCAAAAGAAATAAATGTTAGTGCAAATATTGAAGTATTAACAGGCTATGACCTAGAAACAGTAAAAACAAATGTTACAGGTGCAATAAATGATTATTTAAAAACTGTGGCTTTTGATGCGCATGGCATTGTTTCATATACACAAATATCATCTTATATATTAAAGGCAGAGGGTGTAAAAGACCATACAGGCATGTTAGTAAATGGCGGTATTGATAATGTAAAAGTTGTTGATACTAATACATATGCAGAAGTTGCAATTTTAAAAAATCTTGAATTAACACAAATTGTACAAGAGGTACAGGCATGATAAGTTTAAAAGAATTAATTAACAAATTGCACAAAGACGACCGCGAGAGTACCTTTGTAAAGGTATTATTTAGCGCTATTTATAATAAAATGGCAGATATAAATAATTATGTTAAAGGTTTGCAAAATGAATTCTTTTTTGATACTTTAACAGAGTTTTCTATATCAGCTTATGAAAAATTAATGAAAATAACGCCATTTACAGGTGCATCAATTGAGGACAGGCGCTCCGCAATCCGCGCCCGTTGGCGTGCTAATGGTAAAAATACTATTAAATTAATACAAGATATATGTAACTCATGGCAAAATGGTGAAATTTTGGCAGGTTTTATAAGTGGCAAAATTAAATTACAGTTTGTTGGTAGTTATGGTATCCCGTCCGCTAATAATTTAAGCGCTTTAATTGCTCAAATTAATGAGGTAATACCCGCGCATATTGGTTATTTTTTCCAATACAAATTTTTATTAAAAAAAGATATTCATAAAGTGATGACAAAAGCAGAAATGCAAAGTTTAACAAAAAATAAATATTGTGAGGTAAGAACAAATGGCAACTAAAACAGAGATGCTCGGCTTAAATTGTACTAATATGGATACAGATGGCAACGAGTTGTTTGATTTTGAAAATGATTTAAATGTTAATTGGCGCATTATTGATAGCGCAATTGCAGATTTACAAAAAGAAACAGGTACAACCGCACAGGGTTTACCGCCTAGTATCTGTAAGGATTTAAGGGTTAAAAAAAATGGTTTGTATTATAACTTAAATTGGTACGACCCTAAAGATACTGTTATTGATGATTTAACATTATGTACTTGGTGCGGTACTGTTATTGTTAGAAAAGCGGGCGAGTACCCTAAAAATATTGAAGATGGTGAAGTAATTTTAACAAATAAAGTACGCAATGCATATAGTGAAAATGCATATGTTGATACTGTTGAAAATGAAGATATTGAGTATTTTTATAGAGCATTTCCATATTCAGTAAATGGGGTTGTAAATTATGATGAGCAAAATAAATTTGGGGATATAATCTATGAGTTTATTTATAATCCTAATGAGGCAAACCCGCAAGAGTGTATTGAGTATGCGGGGTTAAATGCTGATTATAAACCCGCATATATGGATTTTACAACAGGCGTATTTAATTACGGCTCTTGGAAAAATAGTTTTATAATGTCATTATTTAAACCATGTATGCTTAAATATGATGGTACTGTTGATTATTATCTTGATCCCAATGATTACACGCTTAAAGCAAATGGTACGGCATCAGATATATCAAATACATCATATGCAGGTAATGCAATGGTTGAGATTGGGCAATTTTGGATAAAAACAGTACAAGAAAACAGTAAAATACATGTTTTCATTGCTAATAGGCAAATTGATGAAAATTATAAAGATTATATGCACTATGGGCAAGATGGTACATTAAAAGAACATGTTTATCGCTCATTATTTGATGGTTGTAATATTTCAAATAAAATACGCTCTATCGCAGGGCAAGCAATATGTAAAACTGTTGCAGGTAATACACAAATTTCATATGCGCAAGCTAATGGCGCTAATTGGAATGTTGATGCGTATGCTGATAGGGTTGCAATTAATTATTTATTAATGTTAATTGGTAAATCTACTGATACACAAACAACTTTTGGTACAGGCAGATATACGGGCGGTAGCGCTAATAGTAATAATCAATTAAATACAGGTACTTTAATTAAAAAAGGTATGTTTTATGGTGATAATAACAATGGCGCAGTTAAAGTATTTCATATCGAGAATTGGTGGGGTAATATTTGGAAAATTACCAATGGTTTATTGCAAAGTGGCGGTAAATTATACGCAAAAATGACTTATGGCACACAAGACGGCTCGTCCGTAACAGGTTATCAACAAACCGCCGTAACGGGTTATATTGATACGGGTGTAACATTATCAGGTACATCAGGTGGCTATATTTCAGGTGTTAAGCTAGCAGGTGATTTAGGTATTTTACCTAGTGTTGTTAGTGGCTCATCTTCAACTTATCAATGCGATGGGTGTTGGTGGGATGCCTCTAAAGTTACCTTCGCGCGCTTTGGTAGCGCTCCGAGCAACGGGTTGTTGGTTGGTGCTTTTGCGTTGGGTGTCGACCATGCGGTGTCGCACTCGATTTGGACCTATGGCGTTGCGCTCTCTTATAAATAACCTCTTTGGGGGTTTGGGGGTGCTAACCCCCATATAAGGTTATTGAAAATTATTTAATAAAAAAGGGTAATAAATCAAGGCTTCGCGCGCTTTGGTAGCAATCCGAACAACGGGTTGTTGGTTGGTGCTTTTGCGTTGAATGTCAACAATGCGGTGTCGAACTCGAATTGGAACTATGGCGTTGCGCTCTATTACTTTAAAAACTCTCTTTAATGTGGTTTATTATCCGTACCGCTTGGTAAAAATTACCCGCAAAAGAGGTATGGGCAAGTAGCAGGGTTGAAAGTCCGTAAGGGTAAAGTAAGAGTTAATAATTTATGAAATCATATAAACATTTATTTGAAATTGCCGTAAGTGATGAGGTTATTGCCTCATCACTTAAAAAGGCAAGCGCGCGCAAAAAAGAGAGATATACAGTAAAAAAGATTTTAAACAATGTTGAATACTATACAAAGAAGTTTAAACAATGGTTGCTAGATGGTGATTATAAACCAATAATGCATATTGCAACTGAAATTAATGATGGTTTTTTACTTAAAAAGCGCATTGTTATACAACCATATTTTTACCCCGAACAATGGGCGCAACATGTGGTTGTTGAAACATTAAAGCCTATGTTTATGCGCGGTATGTATGATTTTTCATGTGGCTCTATACCAAAACGGGGCATACATCATGGTAAAAAATATTTAGAAAAATTTATTAGAGAAAATAAAAGTGAAATAAAATATGTTTTAAAATTAGATATTAGGCATTTTTATGAAAGCATCAATACAGATTTATTAAAAGCCCGCTTTAAAGAGGCTATACATGATGAAAAGATGCTAAAATTAGTTTATTTTGTTATTGATTCCAATAAAGCAGAGTTAAAAGGTAATGTTTATACAGAGGGTTTACCAATTGGCTTTTATACTTCTCAATGGTTTGCTAATTGGTTTTTACAACCATTTGACCATTACATAAAAGAGCAATTAAAAGTTAAATGTTATGTGCGTTATATGGATGATATTGTAATTTTTGGCAGAAATAAAAAAGAATTACATAAAGTTTTTGATGAAATTGAAAAATATTTAAATAACATAGATTTAACAATAAAAAAGAATTATCAAATATTTAGATTTGATTATATTGACCGCAACGGGCAACGGCGCGGGCGGTTTATTGATTTTATGGGATTTAAATTTTACAGAGATAAAACAACTATTAGAAGTAAAATTTTTATCCGCGCATTAAGAAAAGCGCGCAAAATGTGTAATAAAGATGCGCCCTCGTGGTATGATGCGTGTCAAATTATGAGTTATAAAGGTTGGTTTGAAACAACTGATACTTATATTGCATTTATAAAATACATTAAATGTAATGTAAATTTTGAATTATGTAAAAAATTAATTAGAAATAGATACAAAAATAAAGGGGGTACAAATGACAACAAAAGGGAAAAAGGTAGAAAGCAGAGAAAAACCCGTCGAAGTTGATTTAAATGCATCTAAAAACGGCGTATATATTAGACAAAATATCGTTGAAGAAATTAGAGAAGATGAAAAAGGTGATAAATATACTGTATATTGCTATGATGAAAGATTTTTAACCCATGCAGAGTATGAAAGATATTTAATTACAAATGATGTAGTTACAAATATTGAGTTAAAACATGAAAGCGATATTATTGATAATTACACTTTGCAACTAATTGAGGAGGGTATATTATAATGAGTGTTTACGCAGAAAGTTTAAAAAGGCTTTATAATGCGGGTAAATTAACCGCAGAGCAGATAAAAGCGCAGTATGACAAAGGGCGCATTACTGAAACAGAATATAAAGAAATTTTAGGTATTTAATTTTTTTGGCTGGGTAGGTTGGGCATTATCGGGATTGAGTTATTTGCAGGGTAGCAAATAGCATTTTAACCATACGCTTAAATCGTATGGTTATTTTGTATGAAATTTTTAATAAAAATAGGAGGATTAAATTATGGCAGACTTTTTAGAATTATTAAATGGTGTAGTTGATACGGCAAGAGCAAAAATTACAGAATTAGCAAAAGAAGAAATTGAAAATAAAGAAAAAAAAGAAAAGTTAGATGAAGTAATTACCGCTTTTGTTGAAAATATGCTAACAAAAGTTAAATTAAACTTTTTTGTTAAATTATGCATTAAAAAATTAGTTTTACCGCATATTGCAGAAATTACACAAGTAATTTATGACTTGCTAAAAGCAAAAATTACAGGTGAATTAGAAGAAACAACAGATGCAAACAAAGGTAAAACAAAAACAAAAGAGGCTAACAAATAATGGAAGAATTAACATCGCAAGATTTGGTACAATATGCGCCATTAATTCTTATTGTTGTTGGTTTCTTGTTTAAAAATAATATTTTTGTTACGCCAAAACAATTACAAGATAAAGCGCTTGAAACAATGCATGAAGTTGAGAAGAAATTTTTAACATTACTAGAATTTAATGAGTATAAAAAGCGTATTGATGATAGTAATAAAGCATTATCAGAGCGTTTAGACAAAATAGAAAATGGTATTGAGCATATAACCGAAATTTTATTACAACGGGGGTAGTATGCAAGAATATTTAAACAAAATTACAAATGCAGATTGTTTAGATATTATGCGTGCGCTACCTGATAAATGTATTGATTTGGTTTTAACCGACCCGCCATATGGTATAAATATGGCTCAAAATGCAGGGTTATCAGATAAATATACAAAAAAAGAATGGGATAATGAGATCCCGCAAAAAATATATTTTGATGAGATGTTACGGGTATCAAAACAACAAATAATATTTGGCGGTAATTATTTTGTTGAGATGTTACCTCGTGCTAGTTGGCTAGTATGGGATAAGCGGTGCGGTATTGTACCGCCCCGTACTTTTGCCGATGGCGAGATGGCGTGGGTAAGTTATGATAAGCCAATACGCATTTTTAGGTATTTATGGGATGGGTTTTTACAACAAAATATGCAAGATAAAGATGTAAGGTTTCACCCTACACAAAAACCCGTTGCGCTTATTGAGCAAATTATTAATTATTATTTGCCCGATAAAGGTATTGTGGCTGATTTTTTCAGCGGTAGCGGTAGTATTGCGGTTGCGTGCCATAATTGCAAATGTGATTTTATAGCAGTTGAAAAAGATATTGAGTATTTTGAAAAATCTGTTGCGCGTTTAGCAGATGCGCAACGGCAATTAAAATTATTTTAAGGGGTATATAATGAAAAAGTTAATATTACATTGGACGGCGGGTACTAATCAACCCAATAATACAGATTATCAACATTATCATTATTTGGTTAATGGTGATGGGGTTGTTGTTAAAGGTAAATATGATGTACGCGATAATGAAAATTGTACGGATAATGTATATGCGCAACATTGCGGGGGTGGCAATACGGGCGCAATAGGTGTTTCAATGTGTGGTATGGCGGGTTTTAATGGCGCGCCTAATTCAACAAAGTACCCATTAACAAAAGTACAATGTGAGGCAACATTTAAACTTTGCGCAGAATTATGTAAAACATATGGTTTACAGATAACCCCAAAAACTGTATTAACTCATTATGAGTTTGGGCAACAAAACCCAAAAACAAGCAGTTACGGCAAAATAGATATTATTTATTTACCGCCTTATGATGAATTAAGAGCAAATGAAATAGGTGATTTTATCAGAAATAAAATAAGGTGGTATTATGGCAAGTTGGGTTAATGTCATTGTTTCAACTCCTTTTTAATGTAGCACTATTAAAGCACAAGAGTATTAATTTGCTCTTGTGCTTTTTTTATGCGCATTTTTTGAAAATTTTAATGGTTTCAAAATTTAAATTATTGTAATTTTGCATCATTTCTATTAAAATTAATTTGGTTTTTGGGTTCGACTCTGTTCCCATAATCACCACCATTTTTAATTATTTATTGGAAGAACTCTTAAAACTCTATACGGAATTTTATTTTTTATTAAAAATTCTCCCCATTCAATTTGTTCAGGTTTTAAAGTTTCTTTTTTACGTTTTACTTCAATAAAAATCATTTCTTTTTCGTTCCAAACAATATAATCTGGTGTGCCAACAGGATTACAGTTGTATATTTCTATTGTATGTTCTAAAATTTTGCGAAAAGTTTTGTTATTTATT